GATGTTTTCTTCGGTGTCTTGCATACTCTGAACTTGTGCGGAAGCCTCCTCCTTGTCAACAAATAACTCGGGAAAATTTAACCCTTCTAATGGATAATTTAACGCCTCGTAGCAGAAGGTATCACGGGCGATAGCGGCCTCCTTCTCGTCATCAAAGTAGCCCAGTTCGTACCGCCTCCTGCTCTTGCCTTTACCTACATCAATTGTAACTCGGCATTTTTTCTTGCCAGCTGGCCAGCGCACCCCCCGATACTTAGAATTACCTGTTATCTTTCGTGATCCCCTAAGATTCTGAGAGTGTGTGACATACCGCAAGTTGGATGGTGCATTATTTGAACTATCTCCATTGATATGATCAATGTCGTAGTTGTCTGGTCTAGGTCCAATGAAGGCTCTTGCGATTAATCCGTGAACGCTCAATAATTTAAATCCTACGCACAGTCTCCGATACCCCTTTCCATCATCATAGCCGAATGATTTTCCCTGACTGGAACGTCCGTGACTCTCTACACTGCCATCCGAGTAGCAGGTTACTCTTATTCCGTTTACGCTTATATCCTTTGATGTTTCTGTAGCTATCATAGTTCTTGTGTATTGATGGTGTGTGCGCTGCGATTGTATAGGTAACCGGTACGCTTGGTTATTATTTGTACTGCTTCAAAGTCCGTAGTCCAAGGCATCTCACGATCCTCGAACCCGAAGTCATAGTCATCCCGAATTAGCTTAGAGATATTCCAGACATACAGAAGGTGTTGGTATCCATTAACATAGATGAAATCTTTCTTTACTGATTCAGCGATACCGATATTGGTATCAAGCTTTAGCTGCTCAATAATCCAGGGATCATATGCCTTTCGGCGTACCTTGATTTCAACTAAGTAGTCAATGCTCTCGTAATCAAAAGGACTGAACTGGTCCTCGGCCTTTATCAGCTTATTCATTTTAGGAAAAGCCAACATTATATTTTGTGCTACTTGTTCTTCTGTCATTATCCGAACCTCCCTGTGCAGTGATAGAATTTAAACGTACCTCCGATGTCGCGCTCACCTTCACGGTTCTTAGCTATCTCGTATGTTAGACTGGTATAACCCCCACGGGCATCTTGACTCTTTGACGAATCAACATCTCCGTTTGATGGGTACATAAGCAGAACAACGTCGGCATCATTCTCGATGTCCCCGGAATCCTTTAGGTCATACAGCTTGAGTCGGCCATTCTTGGCTCCCTCTCGGTTGACCTGTGCTAGTAGGATAATGGCGATATTGAGATCAATAGCCATCTGCTTAATTTTGTGAGAGATACTGGCGATGCCCTCGGCCTTACCCATCTTGGAAGAAAAAGGTATAAGCTGTAAGTAATCAATGACCAGTAGCTTTACTCCGTGCTTGTTNACGAACTGNCGTGTCTGGCTGTATAGATCATCGGCACTCTTNACTGAGTGCGAGGTGTACACAGGCATTGTCTTGAGATTAGAGATAGTCTCGTGAACTCNCTTGACCTGTTCCGGCTGGGCTACGTTGTCCTCCACGCTGCGTAGGTTAACGCCGGAGATAACTTGCGTCAGTCNCTTAGTAAGCTGCTTCTGTGGCATCTCCAAGGAGAAGACTCCACAAGCGTGACCATCCTTTGCTACAGCCTGGGATACAATGTACAGGGCCAGTGCTGACTTACCACAGGAGGTAGGTGCAGCTACAGTCATTACTTCACCAGCGGCTATGCCCCGATTGCCAAGCTCACTATCCAAGTTATTGGTATGCGTCTTAACAACGTCAGGTACGTAATCACCTGCCTGCATCCTAGCGATGTCCTCCAGTAGCTCGTCAGCGGACGAACCGATCCCGGTTTTATCTTGGCTGAATAAAGGACGTGCAGTAATCTCGGACTCAAGGGTGCTACGAATCTCGTCATAGCTAAGAGCCTCGGACTCCACATTCTCGACAGCAATCCGGCAGGACCGCATAATCTCACGGAGCCTAGCCTTCTCTGCTACGATGTTAGCATAGAACTTAGCTGTAAGCTCGCTGTAAACGCCGTCAGCTACCGATAGGATACCTGCTATGCCACCGACATCGTCAAGCCCTCTAAGGGACTTCAGATGCTCTGCAATGGACACCTCGTCAATAGGCTTACTCAGTTGAGCAAGGTCACCTATAGCTTGGAACAGTAATCTAAATCGTAGTACGTAAAAATCCTCGGCCTCCAGTAAAGGACGAACCATATCATATACGGATGCGTCACCTGGGAATAGGCAGGATGCTATTAATTTTCTTTCAGCCTCAACACTATGTGGCTGGTTCGTCGTCAGTAGGTTTATTTCGTTCATTATCAAGTAATTCTACCAGAGAACGAAGGACTTGTCCAAGGGACTTATGGGCTACACGATTTAACTCTGGCATATGATAACAATCAATTGTGTTATAGATGGAGAGTGATACTTCGGCGGCTTCTTTTATTTTAGTCATTTCGTTGCGGTCTATTTTATTATGTTGGGTCATAAGAATTACTTGCCCCCTACCGAATTGTAAGGGGCAAGCATCTTAGCACAGGGACTTACTCCGACTCTGCTCTTTCGAGCATCCCTATGGCTATCAACGAGTAGCCAATTAGGTCGCGGAATATGTCCTTGGATTGGTCGCCATTAGTAACTACTTTTAGCTGACCATCGTTACAGAAAGCCTTCGCTCTCTGGAATTTGTCCTGCATCCGAATGCATACACCTGTTAAGGGATGAACACCGAACTCGGAGGAGCCGTCAAAGTTTGCGAAGGGGTTATCGCAGCTTTCGCCTCCTGTGTAATCCGAGCATTTGTGAGCGGTTAGTTCCAAAATAGAACTGACCTCGTCACGCCGGAATGTTTCCCACCAGATCTTATCGAATGAGGACATTCTTAGAATGGGGTGTTGTCATTGGTTGGCGCACTTGCAGCTTTTGGCTCAGATGAACCACCGGCTGCTGCTCCGCCCTCTACTGGGTTAAGGGCCAGGGAGAGGAAGTTAGTACCGCTCTTGGCTGTCTTCTTCCAGCCCTTGAGGTAGTAGTCCTTACCCTCGACATTAATCTTCCCGCTGTAGTCAGGATGATTTGGTTTTTCTTTACGGTCATTGACGAAGAATGTACCGGAGTTTGTGTTATCGTATTGTGACATAATATTTCTTTCGTTATTGGTTATTGGTTGTTAGCGACATCTTCATCCAGCTTTACAGCACGGATGGTTGTGTCAGGTTGTTCTAGCTTGACGCCCAAGTGTTTAGCAAGTGCGTCGATCTTCTGATNAAGCAATTCATTATGCTCGATCAAGAAAGTATTTTCACCTCGTAGGTATTCCATCTTGTCACTCATCTCCCCGATGATAGTTTCGTAGTGGTTGTCCAGCATTTGAATGCTTGAGATGACATCTATGATTTCGTTTCGTAAGTCCATATTATTTGTGCGCAACAGAATGTTTCGCTTAGAATCCTTGTGATTGTTTAGTTGTAGGTTTAGGCAATTTGCTGCCGTGGTCATTAGTAGCATCCGGATCTTTGGTATCGTCAATAGCAAAGAGTCCATTAAGTGCATATTTTCTGGCGTAGGATGAGGCACTGCCGGTAATCTGGGCATCGTCCATACCTTTCTTTGTCTCAGCCTCACGAGCGTAGGCATTAACGTGAATCGAACTATCACTGCTATCATCTGTGGATGCAATAACGGCGGTTGACTTAACGTATACCCGGCCACCGACCTCAACCATTTCATCGGTGATGACTAAGGTGCAGGCCCACTCAGCCAGCAATGGCTTGACGGATGTAAGGATGTCCTCAGCGGAACGGTAGCGGTAACCACCGAACTTATTAGTCTGTCCCTTCGGTGCTTTCAAAGAGGACTGAATCCCCTGGAGTTTCTTATGTATGTTCATCGTGATTAATTTGGTTTTGTTATTACTCATATGTTTTTTTGGTTAGTTTACGGAACAGCTCTTTACGCTGCTTTTGATTTTTACAGGAATCAAGATCACCTTCACTTGCTCCTAGGTCTTTTAACTCTGTGACTTGTTCAGAGGCTGTCAAGGAATTTCCGAACTTTCTTGTAAGTTGTGTCAGTCCTACGGGATGAAGGACATCGGTCATCTCCTGCTCCAAGTAAGCGGCCATTGCCTCTAAAGTATTTGGCAAATCTTCCTTATCACCCTTGCACATCTTGAGGAAAAAGTTCTCAACCTTTCCGAGAAGACTGTTGGCCTGGCGAGAGATTACACCTCGGACCATTCCGGTCTGGTGGTCGTGATCCAGCACCCAGTCCTGCGTCTTAATGTCCAAGATGGGACAGGAGATTGGCTTGTTAGCCTCCCGGAACTCCTTGATTTGGTTCTGTGATAAGTAAGTCATAGGTATGTTGATTTGGTTATAATTAATCCTGAGGCAGTCCCAAGAGAAGCTCCGATGCAGTAAGTTAATCTAGTTTTCCACTCACCAAATGCAATTCTTTTTACGTTGAATGTCCACACTAGGCTGATAAGGAAACCGACAATGATAGCTTCGTAGAATTTTTGATGAGCGACCTGCCAAGTATTGACTACAACTAACATAACCTGAGTGTAGGCGTATAAGAATGTTCTAATCATCTGCCCCAATCTCACAGGATTCGCCACAAGCCGATCCAGTATCTAGGAATACG